TTAGAGCCAATTACTTCTTTTTCAAACCATTTTTCAAATGTCATTACTCCATTTTTACCACCAAATACTCTTGTATCTTTTTCAAGATTTTTCAGCATTTCATTAAACACTTTATTAAATTGAGTATTATTTCTTGGGTCTCCGCCAAGACCTTGTGCTGCAGTCATCCATGGCTCAAATGGATGTCTTCCTGCTGCAATTGCTTTTCTAAATTCTTTTGCTAGCTGTGGACCAGTCATTCCGCTGCCGACTGATCGAGTTTGTTGATTTGCATCTCTGCTCATCCAAATTGGAATTCCTCTACCAACACTTACAGAGTTAGCATATCCTCTTGTTGCCCGCACCCTTTTAAGATCAGCAGCAGATGCTTCAGATACGTGGCTTCTTTCAAAAGCTGTCTCTCCGCCAAATTCGTGCATACCGCTTCCAGATGTATTTCCAGGTCCGCCATTTAATTCATACATCAAAGGCATATTTCTTTTTGCAATATTCGCTGGTATGACTGCTTCTCCAGGTGTTAATACAACTGGGACTTGTCCGCCTTCTTGTGCATAATAAGACTTGCCTCCAAGTATATTTGTTATTAACGGAAGATGCTTTTCAGTTGCAGCTTTATTAATTACAAATGCGCCAGGCTCTGCTGTGGTGTGGTAGGTATCCGTGTCACCAGTTCCTGGGACAAAGCCTCCTTTTGCAAACCTTGGCTTTGTTGTTTCAATGTTATATCCAGCACCTGATGTTCTTACGCCACCGAGAGCTCTTGCAATTCTATCAACCATTGCTTTTGTAGGTCCCTTATGAAACATTTCTTTCATATTAGATTTGCCTGTGACTGGATCTACTACTGGCTGGGAAGTGAGTGGTACTGTAGTAAGGTTTGCTGTTCTTCCCATTCCTGCTGCAGTTAATCTTGTTGTTTCTGCAAGCATTGCTTCAACAGTTGCATTCAATGAAATAATTCTTGCTCTACCTTGTTCTACAGTTATTTTACTTTGTTGAACTTGCTGTACGATTGCTGCAGTTTCTTTTGCGGCAAGGTCTGTTATCTGACTAAACTCTGGGAGTAGTGCTTGATATGAATCGGATAAACTTGATGTAACAGTTCCTGTTGCCATAACTTCTGCTTTTAATATTTTAAGTTCTGCTTCAGATTGCATAGCAATAGCGGCTGTCATTGCATGCCATTTTGCAGCCTCTGCGGCGACAATTCCTGTTGATGCTCCTCCAACTGATGTTAGTCCAGGAATTTTTGGAAGATCTGCATCCATGTAGGCTTGTGGATTTCTGCCAACTCTTATGTTTACTGGCTTTGCTCCTGGAACTGTTCCAAATATTGTTCCATCCTGTGGGTTACCAGAAGGAATTAAATGTGACATGTCTCTTGAATATGGTTTACCGACTAGTGGATTATTTTTATCCACCATTCTTCCAGCTGGGCCAGCTGCCATTATTACTCCGCCTGCTACTGTTGATACTGCTGGCTGGACTGAAACTTTGGCCGCATTTGCTTTTGCTTCTAGATTTATAAATGACTCTGCAAGTGTATTTACTGCATTTGATAAAACAATTGTTGCTTCTGTATCAGAGTAAAATGATGTTGCGAGTCCCTTGGCGGCTGCATCTGCGGCCATGATCTCTGGTGTTAATAATTTAAAACCTTGTCCGCCTTTTGCCAGCTGCCTTAGATGAAATATTCCCTTAATAACATAGCCAATAAAGTTGCCCATAACACCAGCCAACATAATAAGAGGTCCAGCAATTGCTGTAAAGCCTCCTAATACATTTAATAATGTTTTAACTGGCTCTGGAAGCTTTTGGAAAAACTTTATAATTGCGTCAACAACTTTTAATACCTTAGTGCTTATTCTTAAGAACTGCTCTCCTGCTCCAGCTAGATCTGCTTGAACTGATGCCCAAGCTCTTTTAAATTGACCAGAGGCTGACTCTGTCATCATCTTTAATTCTCGATCTGAAATCGCTGCTAAGTCTGTTACACTTGCCTTCATTAAGTCCATTACCTGGAGTGTCTGTGAACCAGATTTCCCTAAGTTTTCAAAGAGGGCCGACATTCTTGCAAACTGAAACTTACCGAATAGTTGTTCAATTGCTCTTGATTTGTCTAAAGGATTAAGATTATCTAAAGCGGCCTGTAATTCTAATATTGTTGCAGTAAGGTCTCCAGCATTACTATTTACAATTCCCTTTAGATCAATTCCAAATCCAGCGAACTGCTCTGTTGCAACCTTGGTTGGGTTGATAAGTGATGCCATTGCTGACTTAATTGCGTTTGCGCCTTCTGATGCATTTACTCCACCTTCTTTCATTGCTGTAAGGTATAGTGCTAAATCTTTTACATCTCCGCCGAGTGCTTTAATTACTGGACCAGCTTTTGGAATCGCTTCAGTTAAATCTGCAAGGCTTGTTGAAGTTTGGTTTTCAACTGCGTTGAGGAAGTCAATTGATTGTGCAAGCTCGTCTGTGTTTTGTTTAAATGCATTTTGAATAGCAAGAGTTGCTTTCATAGCATCTTGTCTGTCAACTTCACCAAGGACTGCAAGTCTTGTTGTTTGCTGTGTAGCTGCAATTAGTTCATTGCCCTGTTGTCCAGTTGCTGCTAAGTCTGCCGCAAGTGCAATTGTTTCTTTATAAGCAACACCATACGACCCAGCAATCTCTCTTGCTGTAGCTGTAACATCTTTTCTTACCTGCGCCAAGTCTGCAGATGAAGTTGCTGCAAGTCCGCCGTAGACCTTTGTTAATCTTACTAGCTCTGCATCCGCTTCTCTAAATGCTTTTTGTGCTGCTGCTCCAAACATAACCAAAGGAACTGTTAGTCCTACTGTTAGCTGACGACCTGCCCACTGGGTATTTTTACCCCAGTTAATAAGACCAGTAGATCCATCAAGCATTACCTTGTTCATTATTGCGGCTTCTTGTCTAGCAATAGCCATCTTATTCTTTATTTCATCAAGGCCCTTTGCAACCATAACATTGTACTGCATTTGGCCTTGTGCATTTTTACCTACAGGCTGAACTATAGCTTGCTGAAGCATTACTTGCTGCTTAGCAAGGTCTCTAATTAAATTGCTTGTTTTCTTTGTATGACCGTTCCAAGCATTATAATAATCGTTGAGCTTGAGGCGACCTCTATCTAAGTTCTTACCGAACTTGTCTACGTCTGAAGATAGTGATACAAAGTGTTGAGAGAACTGGCCTGTTGATGTAAGCGTTGTAGCAAACGACTTGTTCATCACTGCAATTTGGTTTGCAAGCTTTGCGTTTGTTCCCGCTGTTGTTTCTTGTAACTTTACGAGTTGGGCAGTAACCGCAGCTAGTTGAGCTCTTAGGCTCGTGAAGTCTGCGTGGGCGGTAATATTGGTAGTTATTATATTATCTGCCATATATATATGTTACTCTATAGAGTATCCTAATCCCGCTCCGACACCGAATCCAGCTTCCGCTGCTAAGCCACCTTGTAATGAAACAACATCGTCTGCTGATGCATTTATACCAAGTGCTCTTCTTCTAATGTCTTCGAAGGATGACCCCTCCTTATTTTCATTACTGCTTTCATTTAACTCAACGCCCTGTATTAAAGCTAAGAACTTTCTTTTCTCTTCTTCAGTTTTTTGCATTGATTTAAAAGTCTGGACCATCTCTGGCATCGAAAGACTATCTTCTAATTCTTCGTAATTTTTCCAATTACCTAGAAGAAAGACTTCCCCTTCTAAAGCGGCTAAATCTAGTTCTGCCCAGCCAGTACCGTTGCCGCTAGAAGGTTTGGGTCGTCCATCTTAATTCCACCGCATACTTCAAGAATGCGATTGATTGTTGGAACGTCAAGTGTGTCTTCAAATGCGTCAATGTCTTTAACTAGCTCTGGTAGTTGCTTTTCTAAAGCCACTGCACATGCTTCGATTAAAATTGTTAGTGTTTCATCTTCTGATGAAACTTCTGCTGTCTTCTGAATGACGACCATAAACTTGCGAAGCTCTTTAATTGTTAAAGGCTTAAGCTTAACTGTTGCGCCATTTGCTAGTTGAATTTCTTCAACATCATATACCGTACTTGCCATTTTAATCCTCCTAGGATCTTGTCTTAATTATTGTATCATATTCAAAATACAAGAGCAATAGAAAGCCCCCCAATTTCTTGGGGGGCAATCTATTAATTAATTAATATTAATTATGCTACTAGGACACGGTCAACAATAATGCCGTATTCCCTGCCTTGCTTTGCTTCTACTGGAAGCAAACGGAAGGTTACTGGGAATGTTGTTGCTGCGTTACGTGATAGTGAGAACTGTGACTGTTGTACAGAAAGAACACGACGAGCATAATATACACGCTCTGTCTTTGTTGCAGATTCTGTAGGTGCCTGTCCAACTGCTACTAGCTGACGCTCTGTTGGTGCAATACCAAGAGCTCCTGCCTCTAGACCAATTGTGTCTGTCTTATTTTCTGCTACAGCTGTTCCAGTTGTTACTGCTGAACCTGCCTGTCCAAATACTGCAAGAACGTTCTCAAGAGTACCTTCTGCAAGCTCTGTTGCAATCATAACTTCCATTGACTCTTTGAAAAGTTTTGCTGAGTCAAGAAGCTGATCTACTGTTACTGAACCGTATGATGGGTTGTAAGTAATTTGAAGACCGTTATTTGTAAATCCAACGTTTCTCCACTTTGCTTGGTTTCCTACCGCGTTAAGTGTGTCTGCGTATGAAGCTGTTTTTAGTACTGGTGGGGTTGCTGCTGCATTTTTTACAACAAAAGCTACACCGTCGGTTGAACCTGGCTCCATGTCATCCTTGTAGCCTGCTGATGTTGAATCAAGTGCTGACAAGAATAGTGGAGAAGCTCCAACTAGAATATTTTTGGCTGATGCCATTTGTATTACCTCCATTAAATAAATATATATATTGACTTACTTTTAAATCTAAATCAAAGCTGGCTAGGCTCTCTTTTTCCTCTTGCCTAATTTTACTGGATAACTATACTAAAAGCAACTAGTTGAATCTGCCGCTTTTGTCTGTGGTCCTTGAATACTTGACTTCTAGGATCACATCTGTGGACATAAAGCCCTTTAGCTCCATGGACGGATCTATGGGGGATGTTTCTACAATATGGATGCTGTGAAACTTTAGCTTGCTAGGCCTATTTTGATCATTTACATCTACTGCCGATTCGTCCATTCTTCTAAATAGATCAGTCATGAGGTTTCTAATCTCATATATTTCCGTGACGTCTGTGGAGTATATTGTAAATAAGATCTTCTCGCAGCATATTAACCAGTTCTCTTCATATGACATCCCTATCTTGTCATAGATTATATGCTTCTTGCCGTTTAAAAATTGATCCATTTCTGGGGATTGCTGTACTGGGATGATTGGAATTATCTCTTTTCCGAGATTATCTGAATAGTAGTCATAGGCATCAAATATAAAAGAATCTTTTAGTTCTTTCCACAAAAATTTACGAAGCTCGAACATTGCGTCTATTTTATAGTCTACGGTCATAGTGAGCCTCCAAATGCTGCATCCAAGGATGCGTCTGCCTGTATCCTTATTTTACCAGGGGTAAAGCTATATTGCACCTTTTTAATATTCATTGGTACGTCCAAAGCCTTTGCCATTTTTAAATTAAATATTCTTTGTAGGCCTGATGATTTTATTGAAGAGTTTACTAATTGCCCACCAAAAAATCTTCCATAAGATAGTGAGAACTGGTGGGATGCTTGTGCTCCACCAGGCTTCCTAACGGTCACTGAGGTGCCTTTGGGCATAAAGACTGTTTCACCATCCATCTCGAATACAAGTCGCTCAGCGGACCTTGGGCGGATTACTATGGGCATTCCAGCCTCCATCACGTCAGCCTTGTTTCCAAATACATATTTTTTCTTTTGTTTTTTATTTTTAGTGGGCACAGATGATTTTGATAATTTAAAATTATAGTTTATTCTAAATGATAAGCCTTCCATCTCAATTGCATAAAGATTAAATAATCTAGAAGATGGTATGCCTGTTTTATTCCATTCGTAAACATGGTGTAATGATCGGGGCTTTGTTCTTGCCTGGGAATCTATATATAGCCCAAAATCTTTTTCTATCTGATTAAAGATAGTTGTTTTAAATAGATTCTTAAATGATTCGTTTGTAGTTAATTTTGAAAGGACTGCAGCCTCATAGTATAAGAATGCTGATATTTGTGCAACCGTGCTGTCCTTAATAACTCCTGGGACTGAGCCTGCCATTAGTCTTTCTAGGCCGCTTGCTGTTTGAATTAAAGCTACGCTAGAATCCAATTTCCTGATTCTCCGATCTCTTTGCAATAGAGTTGTATGCAAGGACATTACCAAATGGATCGGTAATCGGGGTAGAGCTTATAACTTCAAATACTGTTGGAGTGTTATTTGGATAGTTTATTTCTTTCCATACCACGTTGCCATTCATATCTCTAACGTTAGTAATTTTTTCTCTATACGTTATTTGGTCTGGCGTTCTTATCTCAAGCATCTGCTCATTCATATACTTGTTGTTAAACGTTTGTTTGTCTCCGCCTCTTCCTGTGCCAGAATTTGAAATCATTCCTTTTGCAGAACATGGAACAGACCTAGTAAATATCCATTCTTTTTTAATAGCACCAGTATTTTCATCTTGAGTGTCTAATTGAAGATAGATGTCTAGCTTCATTGGCATTAATGAAGTTGCCAGGCTCATTTAGAATACGACCATGCCATTTGTTACATATGGCGCAAGCAGTTGATCCGCGTATAAGTTTCCAGTTCCTCTGTGTGCGTCTTCCATGAACTCAAACTTCCAGTCAAATGTGCTTATGTTTTTTACGTATTTATCTTTCCATGCACGGTCTTGCTCGAAGTATTGTTTCATTAAAATTTTACAGGCTTCTTTAACATTGTCTGGCACATAGTTCCAGCCAAATAAACCTTCAACCTGATATCTCAGGTCTTTCTTAAATGTTCCAGAATGACCCCTACTATTAACTGATGGGGTAACCATTCCGTTTGCCGAGTATATTGTGTCGTCTTGAAGATCTTGTAGGTTAACTCTGACTCCATAATTTGATTCAGAAACTATTGGTATATAGAACCAGTTGTTTACGGAAAGCGCAGAATCAAATACTTTAACGTCTTGCTCATAAAGTTTTGTAATTTGCTCTATTCTAATTGGAAGCGGAAGAATGTCTGATCCGTGACCTTGTGCAACTTGTGTGCCTATATAGCTATGAAAAAATTGATTTGTATACGCTTCAATTAATTTTCTAGCATATTTCTCTGCTTGCTGTAAATCATTATATGTTTTATGATTTGGGTCAGAAGGGTCCGTACCAATATTTAAATCGTCAATTACATCGTATATATTTACATACGGCGTAACAATATCTACCATTTGAATGTTTGAAGAAGATACACCAGAGACTGAATAAGTCCATTCAATTCTAAGCTTTTTAGGTTGGCTTGCGATTGTATGTGGAATTATAATTTCATACGTTCCAATATCTGTATCTAGTTTTGTGGCAGTATAAGTTGCTATTGTAGCGCTTAGAGTACCAGATGGCAATGCTTCTTTTACTACTGCAGTTACATTGCCAGTTGCATCTGTTATTTCTCCACCCCAGTATAATTTAAATCTTACTGGTGAAGCTTGCTTTACATATATTTCTGCCATTAACTTATGTTAACGTTTAGTTATAGAAGTCTTGAACTTCCTTTGGTGTCGCTAAACGAAAACCCTCCTCTGTATCAAAGATTTTTTGAGCGTCATCTTCAGACATTGCTATAAAAGGATGATCTTTTGTAAAGGTATATCCGTGGATATCGTATCTGTGATTATCTCTTGTCATTCTTACAAGCAGGGTATCTTCTGGTTGCGCTTTTGGATCAAACTTTGGAAGAATTTCAATTTCTTCTGTGTCTCTTTCAATTGCCTCTACCGTACTTTGATATACACTCCAGGTAACGCCTTCTTCTGCTAGAGCTGCAATAATGTCTTTTTTGTTCTTTAGGCCTTCTGTATCAACTGCAAAATCTGTTGCAATTACTTTTAATTCAGCCACCTTTAATGTGTCAAACGACATATTTTATTTCTCCTTTTTCTAGGTCCTTTAATTATAGCATTGTTAAATTTAAATGAAAAGCCCCCAAAATTAATTGGGGGCCTTTCTGTGGTCTAATTCCTAATTAATTAAGAAGCAACCTTAACGTTCTTTACAACGACCCAAGCGTCTGCCTGCTCGATTTGAACGCCAACACGAGTATACATTGTGTACTCGATTGTGTCTTTACGTGGCTGGAAGAAACGGTAAACAGTTACATCACGCTTGATACCAATAACTACGTTATTTGGGAATGTCAAGTGGACGTCTCCGTGTGAACCTGATGGGGTTGCGTATGTACCTGTCTGTGTCTCAGGTAGCAATGGAACTTCAACGATTGGAATACCAAATGCGTATGGAGCTACATATCCTGCTGGACCTCCAAGAACTGGAACATCACCACGGATAATGCCAGAGGCAATATCTTGTGGAGTAACGTTCTGAATGTTCTGTGAGTTAGAGAACAAGTAATCCTGGATCAAGTTTGATCCAGCAAGGAAGCGAAGGTCTGTGCGACGTTGCTTGTACTTACGTGGCATAGCCTTTAGTGCTGAGTTAAATACGTTACGGGAAATTCCCGCACCTGCTGCATCTACTACGCGACCATGTGTCTTTGCCTTCTTAACTGCACCGTCAAATGACTTGTACAGAGCATCGCTTGAAAGTGATGTATCACCGTTAAGAATAAGATCTTCGATGTCATTTCCAGCTTGTGTTGCCATCATACGTGCAATATGATCTTCAAGATCTGCACCTTCGATGTTGTCTTCTAGAGACTCAGTTGAAAGTTCCCAGTCCATGCGGAGCTTCTTTGTTGTTAGAGAAATTTTTGAGAAAGTAACACCCTGGTTTATAGCTGTGTTTTCGCCTTCGGATGCAAGTTTTACAAGCTTCTCTCCTACTGACATACGATCAATTTCTGTTGTGTCGGATTTCATACGGACCGTACGTGCAACTTTACCAATTACGGTAGCATCGAACATATAGTCCAAGAATCGTGCTGATTGTTCTGGGTTTAGAAGTCCACCGTTGCCATTTTCTGAAGCAACATGAACGCCTGAACCACCTGTTGAGGAACCGAATCCAGTTGATACTGTTGTACCAGCTGCTGCGGCCTTTTCTAATAATTCATTACTCATTTTTATTTCACCTACCTTATTTTAGTTAAAGATTTCATTTACGGAACCGAGGAAAGCTCCAGACCATTTTGATTTTGATTTGGTAAATACCTCAGACCCGCCAAGGTCAGAGGACTTCTTAATTGCGGTATCGCCTTCTACGGCATCAACCTGCTTTTGAACACCATCAATGGTGCCCTTTATTTCTGTCACAGCAGCACTAAGTGCGCTGTGCTTTTCTGCCAACTCAGAAATTCTATCATCTACGCTTTTGCTGAAAGCTTCAACAGATGTTTTAATCTCTGTGACCTGTGCAGCATTCGCTTCTGTAGCCTTTGTGAGTGTCTCTGCGAAAAAGCCTTTTAGATCGCCTAACATCTTTGCAAAATCAGGTTCATCAACCATGACCTCAGCATTATCGAGTTCGGCTGCTTTTTCAACGGAGTCGGCAGGAGCTGTATCTTCTGCTGTTTCTTCAACAATTACATCTGTAATTGGGGCTTCTACAACATCGACAGACTTTTCAATAATTGTTTCTGCTTCTACGGCTTCGACAACTACATCATTTGTTACGTCTGACATCTCATTACCTCCTTCTACGTTTGCCTGTTTTGCTAATTGTGTTTCAGGCAACGGTAATCTTGACTTCTTAAATGAAGCAAGAATCTTATCTATTTCTTTTGACTTATTTATATCTGAACTTTCTACCCAGCCTATTAGCGAAGCTGGCTTTCCAGATATTGGTGAATCAAAAGTTTTTTCTGT